TCTTCCAAAACAACGCCAATACAAACGTAGGCAATATTCGAGTCACCGCTAGCTCAACCGCATACAACACATCATCTGACTACAGGTTGAAGGATGATATTGCACCAATGAACAATGCGCTTTCCAAGGTCGCTGCGCTTAAGCCTGTTACCTACAAATGGAAATCCACTGGCGAATTTTCTCAGGGGTTCATTGCTCACGAACTTCAAACTGTTGTGCCTGAATGCGTAAGCGGTGAAAAAGATGCAGTGGATGCTGAAGGCAAGCCACAGTACCAAGGTATCGACACCAGCTTCTTGGTTGCTACATTGACTGCCGCCATCCAAGAACAGCAAGCCCTCATCACCCAACTGCAAGCCGATGTAGCGTCGCTTAAAGGAGCATCAGCATGAGTTTAATTCTTTCTGGAACAGACGGCCTATCCGATGTTGATGGTACTGCCGCAACCCCTGCTATCAGGGGAACAGATGCAAACACAGGTATTTTCTTTCCTGCTGCTGACACCATTGCTTTTTCTGAAGGCGGTGTGGAGGCCGCAAGGATTAACAGTAGTGGTCAATTAGACCTTGTTAATAATCCTATTTTAACTGGCGGCACAGCCAACGGAGTCGCCTTCCTCAACGGCTCCAAAGTCCTGACCTCTGGTAGTGCGCTGACGTTTGATGGGACTACGCTTGCAACAACAGGTAAGTTTGGAATTACTGGTAACGGCTCAGTACCAACGTCATCTGCTTTAGAAATTGGCACAAATGGCGCTGGTAGTCGTTTGCTTTATAACGTGCCTACAAGTGGTGAACATAACTTTACTGTAAACGGCTCTGTAATTTCTTTTCAAACCGCAAGCGTACACGGTTGGAATATATCTGGCTCCGAACAAATGCGCCTAACCAGCACAGGTCTGGGGATTGGTACGAGTGCACCCACAGACAGGCTTGACATTAGGTTTGCAACTGGAACAGGAAATATAAAAGCTGGTGTAGTTGGTGGAAATAATGTAAAGCTTTACAACACTACTGGAGATATATCTTTACTTTCATCAGACGCATCATCGGATGTTTTTTTAGATAGTCAGCGTAGCATTATATTGAAAACAGCAACTACAGAACGAGCCCGTATCACCTCCAGCGGGACTTTGGGTATTGGTACTACAAGTCCTATCAACAATGCTGGATATGGTGGTTTTTCCCTAAATGGTACTAGCGGCGCTCTGTTTAGCATGATGACCAATGGAACGGAGACAACACGCATTGTTGGTATTGGTAATGAAACCTCTATTCAATGTGCAGCATCAACTGGTTTTATTAGTTTTGTTCAGGGCGTAAGCGGTGGCACAGAACGAGCCCGTATCGACGCTAGCGGTAACTTGCTGGTGGGGACTACGAGTGGAACTGAAAAGTTCTGCGTTACTTCATCAGCAAATGCTTCAACAGCTTTTTTCCTAAATAACAATGGAACAGCGGCTAATCAATATGGAATTGTTGTCAAACTGAATAATGACCCTAATAACACCAACCATATGGTTCAATGTTTGGGTGGAGCTACTGAAAGGGCAACGATTCGTGCAAATGGCGGTTTGGCAAATTATTCAGCCAACAACGTAAATTTGTCTGATGAGCGTACAAAGACTGACATTACCATTGCTGGCAATTACCTTGCAAAGATTTGCGCTATCCCTGTTCGTACTTTTAAGTACAAAGACCAGACTGACGACCTATTGAACTTGGGTGTTATTGCTCAAGAAGTTGAAGCTATTGCACCTGAGTTGGTTGATACAACAGGATTTGGCGAAACGCCAGAAGATGGAATCCCATTAAAAGCTATCTACCAAACTGACTTGCAATATGCCTTGATGAAGTGCATCCAAGAACAGCAAGCCCTCATCACCCAACTCACCGCTCGTCTTGATGCGGCTAATCTTTAAAAGGAAAAACCATGACCACAACTTACACAATCAATCAACTTGACCGCAACACCTCTGACGGATTTGTAACAACAGTCCATTACAACGTCACAAAAGTAGATGGTGAATTCTCTGCATCCACATACGGCACTGTCAGCTTTGAAGCTGGTACACCAACAACCCCCTACGCATCTTTGACCAAGGCTCAAGTAATTGAGTGGGTAAAGGACAAGCTGGGCGAGGAAGTGGTTGAGGCTGCACTGGCTGCACAGATTGTCGCAAAGAAGAACCCAACAACTGCAACAGGGACACCTTGGTAATGGACAACATCAAACTCTCAACCAACTTGGTAAATGCCATCCTGCAATACCTCGGAACACGCCCATACACCGAAGTCTTTCAGGTCATAGAGGCTATCCAAAAGGAAGCCAAAGCCGCTTCTGAGCCGCCAGCGGAGTAATCATTGATCCTCTCAGCATTCTCTTTGCCGCCAATGCCTGTGTCGCTGCTATCAAGCAGGGGTGCAAGCTGTACAAAGACGCTAAAACGTCTTTCATGGAGATTAAAAAGACTGTTGATGAAGTTGCTTCAGATGTCAAAGCAGTCAGAGGATTTTGGGCAAAGCTCTTTGGAAACGTTACCACCCCCTCGCCCAAGCCTGTGGCGAAAAAGAAGGAAGCCTACGTTGCCGTTGACGAAACCCAAGTCATGGCAGACATCGTTGTTCAGCTTTCCCAGTTTTTCAAGTTGCAAGAACAGCTTGCCGACCACATAAGGGAAGAGGAAGAAAAGAGCAAAACAGTCTACGACCCCGACGCTAACCTGATGGAAGCCGCCCTGAAACGGGTCATGGCCCAAGACCAAATGGCGCTGTTGGAGGTGGAGATAAGAGAGGCAATGGTGTACGGAGCTCCCAAAGAGATGGGGGCTTTGTACTCAAAAGTTTTTGATATGCGGGATGTCATCAAAATAGAGCAGGACAAAGCAAGGAAGAAACGGGATGATGAATCATGGCAACGCAAGGAAGAGGAGCGGCTTCTAAGAGAAAGGCAGGCGTACCTACTAGCGACTATTCTTTTCCTCCTGTATATGTGGCTCCTCCTAGCCCTCTTAAACAGGACTGGGAGTTAGTTGTGGGATGGATTGCCGCTTGTTTGCTTGTAGTTGTGTTGTTGCCGTTGATTGGAATGCTGTACATAGATGTGCTTCAAATGAAGCATGAAGCCAAACAGCAAATTGAAAAGATGGAAAAATTACGCAGAGAAGTTGAAAAGGAAAAACGAAATGATTCCAATAGTCGCATCCCTCCTCGGTAGTCTTGCCCAAAACGGGCTGACACTGCTGTCGTCTGCTATCCAAGCCAAAGGCAAAGAGGTGGTTGAAAAGACTTTGGGCGTAAAGATACCTGATGACCCCACACCGGAAGATGTCAGTAATCTGCGCCAGCTTCAGTTTGAACATGAAGAACGCTTGCTTGAGTTAGGTATTGAAAAAGCCAAGATGGAGTTGGCTGAACTGGAACTGTTTGCCAAAGCCGCACAGAACGAGGACGACAACGTCACAGATCGTTGGCAGTCAGATATGAACAGTGATTCTTGGTTGTCCAAGAACATCCGCCCCATGAGCTTGATAGCCATCTTTTCAGGTTACTTCCTGTTTGCCATGATGTCTGCCTTTGGCTATAACGCCAATGAGTCTTATGTGTCCTTGCTTGGGCAGTGGGGGATGCTGATTATGGGCGCGTATTTTGGTGGCAGAACCATTGAGAAATTAGCCGAAATGAAAGGCAGAAAATGAGTTTAAGCACTGAACAAGCTGCGTTTTTGCTGGACATGTGTAAGCTAATCCAGTACGCTACAGACCAAGGATTCGTGGTGACCGGCGGGGAACTTGCCCGCACCCCCGAACAGCAAGCCATTTATTTTAAGACGGGGCGTTCCAAGACTATGAATTCCATCCATCTAAAGCGCTGCGCCATAGACTTAAACTTCTTCAAGGACGGAAAAATCATTTGGGATAAAGGCATCCTTGCGCCGTTGGGTGCTTACTGGGAAACGCTGCACCCAAAGAACCGATGGGGCGGCAACTTCAAGTCACTGGTGGACTGCCCTCATTTTGAACGTAATGTGGGTTAAATATGCCACTGCAAAAAATAATCTTTAAACCCGGTGTAAATCGAGAAAACACTCGATATACAACTGAAGGGGGGTGGTACGAAGCGGATAAAGTGCGCTTTCGCCAAGGCACGCCTGAAAAGATTGGTGGCTGGGTGCGTATTTCTTCAGCAATATTTTTGGGTATTTGTAGGTCAATAAAAAATTGGACCACACTAGGTTTTCAAAATCTTTTAGGTATTGGAACACATCTAAAGTTTTATATATCTAACGGGGGTGGGTATTACGACATTACGCCTACAACCCCCGTTCACACACTTACCAATCCTTTTGCAACGGTCAGCGGCTCTACCACCGTTACCGTTACAGATGCTACCGCAGGGTACTCTAATGGAGATTTTGTAACTTTTACAGGAGCAACGGCGGTTGGGGGATTGACCATTTCTGGAGAATTTCAACTATCGTTCACTACTGGCACAACTTACACAATCACGGCAGCTTCTGCTGCCTCATCTACTGCCTCAGGGGGCGGAACCGTTTACGCGGTATATCAGGTTAACGTAGGTCCTCAGACTGCTGTTGTGTTAGTGGGCTGGGGTGCGGGTGCTTGGGGTGCGGGTGCTTGGGGGGCAGGAGCAACTTCCTTGGAAGCATTGCGAATTTGGAATCAGGCTAACTTTGGTGAGGATTTAATTTACGGCCCACGGGGCTCTGCTCTTTACTATTGGGACGCTACGATTGGATACTCAGCCTCAACTATTACGCTAACAATTGCTATTCCTTGCGTGGTTACAACCACGTTAAATCTCCCGGATTTAACAGCAATTGTTTTGGAAACCTCTGGTGCGTTGCCCACAGGGCTTTCAGTGGGCGTGACGTATTACACCCGGTTTTTATCAGCAACCACTTTTAATTTATCAACAACTCCCACAGGAGCGCTGATCAATACTACTGGCAGTCAATCTGGGGTTCATAAAATATCCCAGAGGGGTGTCTTACTGTCTGCTTTAAATGGAGCCAGTGATGTTCCACTGAGCCAAAATTATTTTCTTATATCAGATGCAAGTCGCTTTGTGCTTTGCTTTGGAACTAACGAAATTGGTTCTTCAACTGTTAGCCCTATGTTGGTACGGTGGTCCGATCAGGAGAACCCGGTTGACTGGACTCCTTCTGCTACCAATCAAGCAGGCAGCCTCACCTTGTCTCGCGGCTCAGAGATCATCACAGCTATACAGACTAGGCAAGAAATTCTAATTTACACCAATATTTCTTTATATTCTTTCCAGTACCTTGGACCGCCATTTGTTTGGGGTTCACAAATATTGTCGGACAACATTTCGATCATTAGCCCTAATGCTGTTGCAATTGCCTCCGGTATTGTTTTCTGGATGGGTATAGATAAGTTCTATATGTACGATGGCAGTGTAAAAACAATGCGCTGTGATCTCAGGCAATTTATTTTCAGTGACTTAAGCATAGCGCAATCTGATCAAATATTTGCTGTTACTAACGAAGGATTTAACGAGGTGTGGTGGTTTTATTGCTCCGCCAATTCAATGACTATTGATCAGTATGTGGTCTACAACTACCTAGAGGACATTTGGTATTACGGCACCATGGCCCGGACAGCGGGCCTTGATTCTGGGATAGGACAATTCCCAATCGCTGCAACGTACAGTAACAACATTGTTGAGCACGAAAACGGTCTGAATGATCAAGAAACCGCTACGGCTACGGCCATCAATGCATACATCACGTCCTCTCAGTTTGACATTGGGGATGGCCATAATTTTGCATTTGTTTATCGCATGTTGCCGGACCTGACCTTCCGTGGTTCAACCTCTAACAGTCCTGTGGCAACGATGTACTTGTTTGGGTTAAAAAACTCAGGTTCCGGTTTGAACAATCCTGCTTCTGTTGGAGGAAGCAATAATGCGAACATCACAGGCACTGCGATGATTCCAGTAGAGGAGTTCACGGGTCAGGTGTTTACTCGTATTCGTGCTCGTCAGATGGCAGTGAAAATTGAATCAGATCAATTAGACATGACATGGCAACTTGGGTCACCACGAATTGACATTCGTCCGGATGGCAGGAGATAGAAATGCTTGTTACAACAGAATTTGAGTTGAACAGGGTAACTGCACCAAATTTACCGCGTGCGCCTGTTGAATACAACGCACAGTATCAAGAGCAATTTAGTAACGTCATGCGGTTGTATTTCAACCGCTTAGACAACTTGGTTGGGCAGCTTGGGTCCGGTAGCGATCTTATTCCTGCTCTTACTGTGTATACGGTGGCCACGTTACCGAGTGCTGTGACATCAGGGATGAGCGCAAGGTCTTTTGTATCTGATGCTACTGCAACCACATTTGCCTCTACTGTTGCGGGCGGGGGAGCCAACAAGGTGCCTGTTTACTCTGACGGGACTAATTGGAAAATTGGCTAGAAATGAATAAGATGATACGATTAGAAAACCCTTATGGCACAAGGAAATAACATGGCAACAGCAGCAGATTCTCAAGGCATCATGGCCCTTCCAATGGAAGGCGCATCTACCAATAGCGGCGCACAGTCTCAACCTCAATTAGGGCTGGACGATTCGTATGATGCGATCCAAGAAGGCCTGCAAAACGCCAGTCCAGAGGCATATACAGCGGTCAATGCTGAATTGGCCAAGCTTGCTCCACAGTTAGATCAGTTGCCTGATGAGGTGCTGGATCAGTTGTTGCAAATCGTTCAGTACATGCACGACA